ATCGAACGGTTCAATAAAACGTTGCGAACAGAAATCCTGGACATGTAAAGGTGTTTCTGATCTTGAGTGTTCACTCAGTGAAAAGCAGGCAATATCAGGTCATAAAAACATGGGGCAAACAGCGCGATATGACAGGAAAATAAAAATTGTTCCGGTGGTAGGTAATCAGAAGAAGTGATTATTTATGCGTTAGTTGAATTTTATGTTCCTAACGCATCTTCCTAACATCTTCCTAAATGTGATTTCAGGCACAAAAAAACCGCCTCTCGGCGGTTAACGACATACTCATACTACTTTGTTTTACTTGTACTTTTTTCCATGGTGCCCGGGGCGGGACTTGAACCCGCACAGCCATAAGCCGAGGGATTTTAAAAACTCTTAGGACAATCTGCAAATCAAAGACTTAGCTACAATCAACAAGTTACCAAACACGATGGCGGGTTAGTTTGGGTTGTTGTGGGGGTGGTAGTCATCATACACTTATGAATTCCAAGTTAGCGACTTACCTAACTCACCTAGAGAATTGGTAAGATCCTTATGACACTTTACCTCTGGGTCAAAGTCATATTCTAATACCTTCAAATTCATAGTACTTTCAAGTATAGAACCAAAAGTAGGTTTTATTTTCCCTTTGGCAGATAAGAAGTAATGCTCTCGGGCGTACCCTGCGCTAAATTGAATATCTTCAAGCATTAACCTTATATCTGGATCATCTGTTCCACATCCGATGAATACAAAGGTATGAGTTAATATTAATGAGCGTAATATATCATAAAACCAACGATGTTTAATCCTTGCGGCTGCATAGTCCTTACGACCAAAAATCATATTCTCAACGGAATCTGTAGAACCATGTATTTTTATAACCACGCGTTGGTCGCCTCGAATAAAACGAGCCAAATCCATATCGTAGTAATTTTTTACAACAACTGTGCCCCTTGATTTTGAAGCTGAGTATATGTCATATATTTTATCGAAATTAGGAGTAAGGACAATATTTGCATCTAGCTTATAAATATTCTCATGTATTTCATCATCTCCATATTTTGGTAAGATATATTCCTTATTAATTAAGGCAGAATATTCATCTCGAGAGATTTTACTTCTTATAATGTCAAGTGCCGTAAGATAATCATTGCTATCTAAATAGCCAGAAACATCATCGTAAATATTAAATTTATCAGCTGCATCCTTTAAAAATTTAGCCCATGTTTGTGGTCTTGTAACTCCATCCTCACCAATAGAATTACTTGACACTCCTGAGCCTAAAAATAAAACAACACGTTTATTTTCAAAATCAGAAATAAGGGCTTCCGGCCAATTTATCATCTCTTATCTCCAAATCCATGAAGACGTAAGATCATATTATCAGCTATAATATGAAACATTTTTGCAGCTTCATCTACTTTCGCAAAATGTGCACCGACAATACCATCAGCAGATTTTAATGAGAATATGGGGGCATGTGCAGTTTGTGACATTGGAACTAAACTATATAATGATGGAAATAATCCTAAATTAGCGGTTTCCACATCGCCCAGTCCAAAATCTTTTTCTAGATCTCGCATTTCATCTGGAAGTTGTCTTAATATTTTATCATAGGAATTTACTGCTCTACGTTCCCCCCTCACAATCTTTGTATTATATTGCTGAGTCACATATCCTAGAAATTTTGCTCTCCAATTAATATCTATCCCATCTTGGGAATAGGCAATCCCGTTTTTACTTTTATAAAATTTAAGACCAGCCTCTAAATTCAATCGCCATGAAGACAAAGATGAATATATATTATTTACTGCCATTAGACTAAAAAGATCAGCTGACATAGGTGTTAAAAACAAATCGACTCCCATCAGGATAGACCTATTAATTGCACCTAAGGATGGTCCCATATCAACAAAAATAAAGTCATAATTATCAGCTAAAGATGATAATAAATGACTAAAGGCAAATGTAGTTTGTAATCCTCTTTCTTCGCCTAAAAGTGTATCTCCCCAGTCTTTGGCTAGTAAATCTTCTCTTAGTGCAAACATCGGATGTCCAGGTATAACATCCACCTTAAATCTTGGTGACTTCTCAACGGTAGGTGCTGCTGGTGAATAACCTTTACCTCTTGACACTGAATCATAATAGCTAAATAAGTTTCCCTTTGTACTGTCTAGATAAATTTGCTCTAATCGTTCTTCAGGTAAAAGGTATGTTGTAGCGTTACTTTGCGGATCAGCGTCAATCACCAGAACTTTAGCCTGTCTAGAAATAGCGAAATGGCCTGCTAAATTACAAAGTAAGGTAGTTTTCCCTACACCGCCTTTGTTATTAAAAAATGCAATACTAATCATAGAAGATCCTTTTACTTAATTATTAGCGGAAAACAATTTAACCGATCATATGGATTCAAACTCACTGCCGCTTCTAAATGATCCGGTGCAAAGTGGCTATAGCGCATGGTCATTTGGATAGTGGAGTGCCCTAGGATTTGTTGCAGTACTAATATGTTGCCGCCGTTCATCATAAAATGACTGGCGAAAGTATGGCGTAGAACGTGGGTTAACTGGCCGGTAGGTAACACCAGTTTGGCCCGGTCAATAGCTTGGCCGAATGCGTCATAGGCATTGGCGAATAAGCGCCCTTTCATCTTTGGAATAAGTTTATGCAGTTCCGCAGAAATAGGGACTGTACGGTTCTTTTTACTCTTGGTGTTGATATAAGTAATTTTATTTGGCATCACCTGAGCTTGTCTTAGCTGCTCCGCTTCACTCCAACGCGCACCGGTAGCCAGACAGATACGAACAATGATACCGAGATCTTTATTGCTGGAATTGTCACACTCATGCAGCAGACGTTTAATATCGTCCTCATAAAGGAAAGTTAACTCGTTTTCACTTTCACGAAATAACCTGACACCATCCAGCGGGTTAGCATGATTCCAATGCCCTAGCCTTTTCAACTCATTAAAGACAGCTCGCAGATAAGCATGCTCGCGGTTAACCGTTGCTTCTTTTGGCGGTTTAACGACTCCGTGTTTTGGCTTACGGCTAAACTCACCGGCTAAACGCTGCTTGCGGTAATTGGCGAACACTTCCCGGTCAAAATCGGCAACAGCAGGATCGCCCAAGTTATCACACAGGATATTGAGTTTATCTAATCTAGCTTTGCCGTCACTCAAAGAGCGCCCGTGGAGTTCATACCACTGACCGACCAATGTTTTTAACCTCTGCGCGGCAGTCTCTGCCGGTGTGTAGTCAATATCCAGATCACCACGTTGCGCTAATTGCTCACGTTCAAAGCGCAATGCCTCGCCGCGAGTAACAAAGGTTTTCCTAACCCGCTTACTGTCACGGCCATCTGAGTAAAAATCACAAACCCACTTCCCGTTGGGTAATTTCCGTACTGCCATAAATAAGTCCTTAAGAATAATCCCTTGGGCCTATTTACTGTATATAAAAACAGTAGTCAATGTTTGATATGCAGCACGACAAACATCTGATTAAAAACTAACGCGTACAGGTTTTCTTTGATTTACTGATAGAGCCATCATTACAGACAAATTTCCCATTTTCACAATGGGATACCCCGCCTTTTTTACCGGAACAAGGGTAGTTTTTTGCCATAGTGATCGTAGGTAAAGATAAAAGAAGAATACCGATTACAACACTAGCTAATAATTTCATTCGATTATTATTCCATTAGTGCGTCGATTACTTTTTAGCGTCGGCTATTAATAGCCCGTAATTTCGCCGACAACTTTCGCCAGTATATTAACCTCACTAACCGGCCAATTAACATCATTGATACGCCATACATCACCGGGTAAACGAGCAATATTGCTAATCGAGGTCACACCTGCTTTTTCAATCAACCAAAGGCCGTCAGCGACATTTCTAAATTGACGTTCGACCAGAAAATAGCGTTTCTCATTAGGGAACGAAATTAATTCAGGTTCAATAATCTGAACGGGTAGTAACTCTGAATCCAGCAATATAGGGGATACATCTATCAGTAAACCATCTTCAAGGCTTTTATGAGCAACAGACTTTGCGGTTTCATGTGCGGCAGGTTTAACCGGTTCCTGAGGTTCACCCTCACCAGTTGCAAGCCAATGTAATGAAACACCTGTTTCTAAAGCACAGAGCACAATCTCTTTGCCCGGAAAGTAATCACGTTTGATCCAAGTGCTGATAGTTCCCGTTCCTGCACCTAGATAAGCCGCTAATTCTCTTTGTACTTTAAAACCATAGGCTTGCATCATTCTTTCTACAGCTGCAATCCCGCCGCTTAGTTTTTTATCATCCACGCTCGCAAAAACCTCTTTACATACTCGCATATGCATAGTTTAATTCGTGAATTGATGGCAAATACCCACCAATACCTATATTAACCACCATCAAACAGGATGCCCTATGAATCAGAACCTTGCAATAACAGTTACGTCTCCCTATCTGTCCCTAACTGAGTTCTCAAAATTGAGCGGAATCCCTTATGAAACCTGCCGTGGCATGGTGAAAGATGGTCGTCTACCTATCCGCCAGAAAGTTCGCAAAATGGAAAAGGTTCTCGTAAATATGATCGCTCTCACTAAAGAAGCGGCAAACCAGTAATGTTCGATATTCAAATTTGCCAACTAATTGTCGGCATATGTGAGGAAGTAAGCCATGTTTGATTTTTCAGTGTCCAAACATCCGCACTTTGATAACGCCTGCCGCCAGTTTGCTTTAAAGCACAACTTAGTCGAGCTGGCAGCAAACGCAGGGATTGCAGCGCAAGTTTTGCGGAATAAATTGAACCCTGATCAGCCGCACCGTTTGACCGTTGACGAACTGTTACGCATCACTGACCTGACCGAAGACCCAACGTTATTAGACGGTCTGCTGTCACAAATCAATTGCATGCCATCTGTGCCAGTCAATGAAGCCTGCCCCGGCAATATCCCGACTTATGCGCTACATGCTACAGCCGCTGTGGGTTCGATTGCTGCCGCTGCGGTACAAGGCAACCATAAAACAGCATTCAGCAAATCTGCTCTGCTGGATAGCGTTAATACTGCGATTCGCCACCTGTCACTAATTGGCCTGACAGTGCAGGCGCGCATTCAGTCAACCCCCGCGTTAGCTTCAACCGTTGATGTTATTAGCGGCTTGAGTGCTGTCGCTGGTTTGAGTTGAGGTGTCTTTATGATTATTTCTATTGCCCCATTGTTGAAACAGCAAAGCCCGGTAAACCTGCGCCATTTCGGTAACGGTGTGCTGGAATTGAAGAGCGGCCAGCGCTGGAAGCCGGGAAGTAATCAAAAGACGCTTTTACAAGAATTGTCCTCTGCAATGAAGACGCCAATATTACGTCGTCTGTTCGGACGTTGATTGGGGGTTATATGCTGCAATTAACGGAAGCTGAAAAATTAAGAATGACGGGTATTGCTCGTATTGCTGAATTAAAAGAAACGCATTTCCGTAATAGAAAGAATGTTGCTCTGGAGGCTTTTGATAAATCACCGGCACATTTGCGGAAAACAATCTGTTTTCATGCTGGGTTAAAAAGCCGTCATGTGAATATGCAGTTTTCAGAATTAACGCCAGCAGAAAGAGAATCTGTTGTTGAAACGTTGAATTACTTAATTGAGTTTACTCGTTCGTTGCCGTCATTTGTCAGTAATGATGACTGCACACTGAATATTATTAATTAACCGAATCCGAAATATATGGCGTTTTACTCGCCGGGATTTCCATTACCTAAAATAAGGTTATAGAAATGAAAAAGACAGATGTATATACCGTGCTGGAAGAAATTGAGCGTGCTCGTGATGTTTTTTCGCATCTGAAGAGATCCAACTACACTAAAAATAGAGAAGTAAATGAGGTTGAGATATTTGGTCATTTGTCAAAGGCTATGGTTGCAGCAAACTTAATTTATGTGAAGTCAAAAAATAATAATCAAGTACCAGAGAAAAAAGAAAAAGAATGTATAGCATCACCAAAAACTCATCAATTAAAAATTCTACCTGAGTATTATCAGGCTGTAATTGAGGGGAAGAAAAAAGCGGAGTTACGAGAAAATGACCGAGGTTACTCTATTGGTGATTATTTACTTTTGGCTGAGTGGGATTTTAAAGGCGATGTATATACCGGGCGTAAAGTCATAGTAGAAGTTACAGATATTACTCTATGTGATTTTGCCACTCCTAATTTTGTCATGCTTTCATTTGATGGCATCGACTCTATCAATACTCATTCTTTTGATGGAGGCATCCCATTTTGAATAACACTCATCCAGCACAAAATATATGGGTGGGTGTAGACCCCGCCAAGCCGGGCAGTGACAGCTCAGTCACAATGATGTCAGTTGAATCAATGGAGCTAATGCTCAATGAAGCGCGCATGGATGAAAGAAAGAATCAGGCCGCGCTGGTTTCATTTCGTTTGGATGAGATTGCTAATCAAATCCTAAACCGAGAATTGAACGGCGTAGAGGCGGCGGAGCTGCTTAATCAAATAGCCGAGGGAATTCTTAACCAAGCGCAGGCGCAACACTGATGATTGATGAAATCATTATTGATGCTCGTTACGCAATTACGTTGCTTGAGCCAACCCGAACTCTAAATCGCATTCCAAACCTCGTGCTTAACGAGATTAAATTCACCAAAGAAAATGAAAGGGTGTTAGCCGTAATTGCTCATTATCCGACAAGAGTTAGTTTGGTAAGTGATTTAATTCATCATCGTATTTATCGTTCAGGCATTAATTCTATTCCGGCATTGGTTGAAGAAACCAAGCGCCTTGCTGAATTATGTGAGAAAGGATTTAAAGATTTTCACTCTCCTAACTTATTACCTAAATAAAGGATTTATTATGCATATTAAAATCGGTGAAAAACACGTTGTTACTTCTGACAGTCTGCAATTTATTCTTAATGAAGTAAAAGTAAGCCAAAAAGGTAAAAGTGAGGGGCAGGAACGTTTAGAGCCAATTGCTTATTATCCAACTATTGCCCAACTGGTTGAGGGATTAATAAAGCGCAATATAGGTGAAGCGCAGATTAATAGTTTTGCATCACTTGGGAATGAAATTGGTCGCATCGGTAAACTGTGCCAAGAAGCCTTTTCAGCCAAATGACAGATTCAATCCGTGGCCG